GTAGTGAAAACAGGGGTGTCCTTAATGGGACATAAGTTAGATAAACGAGAATGCCCATGCGAGAGCATGATTACCAGTAAAAAAGTTATCCACAGGGTACTTTTCTCTGGTGGTTTTCCTATTGGTTACAAGCACCCGCATCTGGTGGGTTTTTAAATTTTATTGTTTTCACCCTCAGGAGGTTCAACAGATTACTTCTAGACTAATCATCTATGTGTATAATCAACTGTGTGGTTCTTCCACATATTCCTAACTTAACTTAAAAGGTAAACACATGAGTGACTTTTCACCTGAAACACGCAACTCAGCCATGTGGTCTGGAGACTCCAGGCGCATCGCACAAGGTAAGGCTAACGAGGTCATCTTGACCAAGACAGGCCAAATGCCGATCCCTGATCTCTCTGACATTGAGGCAGTCCAGATGGGCCATGTTTTTGAACCTGTCATTGGTAGACTGGCCTCTGAACGCTTAAAGGTAGAACTCCACAAGATTGAGGACGCAATTACGCATCCGAAAGAGGCTTGGCTAAAGTCACATTTTGATTTTGTCGGTAAAGAAGATGGACAAACCATCCTGGTGGAATGCAAGAACTACAACGCAGCAGTCCGCAACAAGTTTGAACCAGGCTTGATCCCACCCGCAGACATGGCACAGTGCATCCACGAGGCACTGGTGTACGGTTGCGAGAAGGTTTACCTGGCAGTCCTCTTTGGTGGACAGGAACTCCAGCTGTTCCCCGTGCACGTCACAGAACAGATGAAAACAGAACTCCTGTGGCAACTGGCTGAAGTCTGGGCAAGAGTACAGACAAATAGCCCGTACCCACCAGAGGATTTAGAGCAAACCCGTCTGATGTTCCCGACCTCTACAGAAAGCCTTAAAACGGCCTCACAGAGCGTAGAGATGGCCTGTAGTACTCTTGCCAACATCAAGGATCAAATCAAGGTTTTAGAGTCACAGGAGGCACAGCTGCAGACCATGATTCAAGGTTATATGGAAGACAAGGGCACACTCGTGTCTATAGACAACAAAGTGCTGGCAACCTGGAAGAACGCCAAGGCATCCATGAAGTTTGATAGCAAACTCTTTCAGCAGTCCATGCCCGACATTTACGAGCAGTTCGTTAGACCCGTACCTGGCAGCAGAAGGTTTTTGGTGAAATCATGATGATGGACTTTAACCCCTACCAACACGATCTGTTCACCAAGTACAGACGCACAGACCCAGTAACCTCCAGACAGGCTGCAGAAGGCGTGATAGACAAGATCACAGACATCCAGCAGAAAGTCCTTGATTACGCTCTTGATCGTGGTTATTTAGGCTTTACAGATGAGCAGATGAATATCTACTTTCAAACACACAAGAGTACATATCGCTCCAGGCGTGCAGAGCTGGTCAAAAAGGGTCTCATTGTGGACGCTGGTACAACCCGTGACAAGATGACCGTATGGGTTCATAAGGATTATCATGAATAAAGTCTATCCTTTCCTACACCGCAATCCTACCTCTGGCCTGGTCACCCAGCATGACGGGATAGAAACCCGTCTCTGGGTGGCAACACACATAGCAGCGGGCATGGTCTCCTATGCCTACTCTAAATTTGCAACTGTAGAAGAAATTGCAGCATCCTCGTTTGCACTCGCAGACGCACTCCTAACTTTTAATGAAAGCAAACTTAATGAGCAACAACTTAATACCCCTGAATGACATCCAGACAATGGCTGAAGTAGCAGCTGGTTCTAAGATGTTCGGGTTCAAAAACCCACAAGAGGCAATGGCAATCATGCTACTGTGCCAGGCAGAAGACTTACACCCCGCTATTGCCATGCGGGACTACCACGTTATACAAGGCCGTCCAGCCTTGAAAGCAGACGCAATGTTAGCCAGGTTTCAACAAGCGGGTGGTGCAGTTAATTGGAAGGTATACGAGGATGAGCAAGTCACGGGAATATTTAGCCATCCAGCGGGGGGCAGCCTTGAAGTCACCTGGACACTCGCAAAGGCCAAACTCATTGGTATTGCCAACAAGGACAACTGGCGCAATTATCCCAGGGCAATGTTGCGTGCTAGGTGCGTCTCTGAGGGTATCAGATCGGTCTATCCAGGCTGCGTTGTCGGTGTCTACACGCCTGAAGAAGTACAGGATTTCCAGCCTCCCAGACAAGAACAAGCTGCTGTACCACCGTCTCCAGTTGAGATCATTAAAGAAGTGGTTAAACAACAATTAGACGCAGAATGGCCTCTATTCGTTCCAAATTTAGAAGAGGCACACAGTGCCCACCACACGCCAGAAGAGTGGATAGAGGCTTATAAGGGGCTTGTAGAGCGTATTAACGGCAGTGCAAAGCTGAAAGTACAAGAGAAGACAGACAAGATCATGTCTTTGTACGTTTGCAACCAGATGGTTGTAGACAAGTTCAGCGCACACCAACGCATTTTGCTCAGAAGTGCTATTGCCCAAGCTGGTGTAGACCCAGCAACTCACATTCCCACAGACGCAGAAACTATTGATATTTAAGGAGAAAACCATGCCATATGAAAAGAAACCAGCCGTAGGTGGCTATCCAGAAACCCCTGGTAAGGGTGTCATGTACTGGAACGAGGTAGCAGACCGAAAACATGAGATGTCACCAGACTATTCTGGTTACGTTCTGCTTGAAATGGACTACAAACGGGGTGAGAAACTCTATTTGGGTGCGTGGAAAAAGGATACTTCCAGAGGTAACACTCTGCTTTCTATAAAAGAAGACAACTGGCTGAAGAAGAAACGTCTGCAAGAACAGGGTATCAAGATGCAAGACCGTGAGGTGACTCCTGGTTACGCTAAGGTTCACAAACCCCGTGATGAAGACGATTCAATCCCCTTCTGATGGTTACTAAGAAGATCAGCCCCACCCAGCGGTCTCTAGCCTACCTCAGAGAGGAAGGTTATCTAGTGTCTATAGTCGAGCATTGGAATCCATTTGCACGCATTAGACAGGACCTGTGGGGGTGGTGCGATCTGCTTTGCATCAAAGACAATGAGGTGCTGGCGGTGCAAGTGACTGCCAGCGCAGTGTCTAACAGAATCAAGAAGATACAAGAAAGTGAGACTGTCTCATGGGTCAGGAAAGCCAACATCAAGATACACGTCCACGGCTGGAGGAAGTCTTTGAAGACGGGCAAATATGTTCTGAGAATAGAAGACATCTCGTGAGATTTATTAACATGAGTCTACAAGAGCTGTGGACTCTAGCTTACTCAGAAGGGTTCAAAGACGGTCAAAAAGAGGGACGTTAGCTCAGATGGTAGAGCAGCGGACTTTTAATCCGTTTGTCGTGGGTTCGATCCCCGCACGTCCCACCAAACATAGCAGTGGATGCGAACTCTGGGGCAATCCCAGGAGTTAGGACAGGAGCTGGCATACCCCTGTAATCCACAGTATGCCTTTTCTAACTAAACAAGGAACAAATCATGGCAACTCGCAAGAAAAAAGAAGTCGTAGAAGTAAAACCTGAGAAGAAAGAGAAGAAGACAAACGTGTTTGTGGCTACCCCTATGTACGGGGGAATGTGTACAGGCTACTTCACCCAATCCCTGATTACTCTGGGTCACACACTGCAATCTAACGGCATTAGCATGGGGTTCTCTGCCATGTTCAACGAAAGCCTCATACAGCGGGGTAGGAACGCTTTAGCGCACACGTTTATGACGAACAAGCAGTACACCCATCTGATGTTTATAGACGCTGACATCAAGTTCAACGGGGCTGACCTGGTGAAGATGATCCAGGCAGACAAAGACATCATCTGCGGTATCTACCCCAAGAAAGAAATCAACTGGGGAGGCGTTGCACAAGCAGCTGCTGAAGGTATACCTGTTGACCAGTGGAAGAATAGAACAGGTAGCCTAGTGATCAACTTAAAAGACTATCAAGGATCAGTTACTGTGCCTGTGGACAAGCCTGTGGAAATCTTTAATGGTGGCACAGGGTTCATGTTGATCAAGAGAAGGACTTTTGAACGCATGAAGAAGGTGGTCAACAAGTACAAGAATGACGTGGGTTTTATAGGCCAAGGCGTAGAACAACAAGAGTGGATCACAGAATACTTTGCCTGTGCTATTGAACCAGGCACAGAGAGACTGCTGTCTGAGGACTACTTCTTCTGCTGGAAGGCTAGAGAGGCTGGTCTGAAGGTATGGGCAGCACCGTGGGCGCAGCTGGGGCACTTTGGTACATACCTCTTTGAGGGTGGCTTATTACCCGCTCCTTAACGCTTTTTAGCGGTCCTAGCAGCCGCTTTAAAGGCTGCCCTAGTAGGGTAGCCAGCCTGTCCTGGTTTCTTGGCGGGTAGGCCAGCCTTGCGTCTCTTGTTGATGTTGTAGTAAAGACCACGTTTTGCTTTTGGTGTTTTCATCTGCATCCCCATCTTTTTCTTGCTGCTTCATCACGAACTTGTTTTGCCTGTTCATAGTCTGAAAATACACCTAAATAAATTTCTTTATTATGTATTTTTATTCTTGCTCTCCACTTGTTTGACGCTTTGTGAAAAGACACACCACCATCAGATCTAATTGTGTTCCATTGATTTTGTGACGCTGTCACTGCTCTCAAATTTTCAATTCTGTTGTTTTGAGGGTTTCTGTCAATATGGTCTAATTGTTCTGGTAATTCTTTTCCATGCCATAACCATATTAAACGATGTAACTGATACAATTTTTGATTTAATTTAATTTGAATATAGCCATGAGTTTTTGTGCTTCCAGCTATAGTTCCTTTTTTTGACCTATGCTTGTTTACACGCCAAATTAAATTACCATCTTGGTAGTCAAAGATTTCTTTGAGATATTCTGTTGTTAACGACATCCCCACCTCCTACGGGCAGCACGCCCTCTTTCTCCAGTCCAACCAGAACTGCGAGCACAAAATGATTTATGTCTTGGGCCTGATTTTTGTGGTGCTTTTAGCTTTGAGCCTGTTGCTTTGTTGTACTTTGCTCGTCCTTTTGCTGTCAAGCCTCCCCCTTTGGACACTGGGAGTTTTTCTCCTCGTCCTACTGATAGTGATGGATTCTTGCTACTAGCCATATAGACGTGTCCCCGCTTTATCTATGATTAACTTTTGTAGTCTAGGTTTGTCATTAGGACTATTAGGCACAGATATATGAGTCCAACGATCAAACTCACGAATAATTTGGTCATACTGCAACTCGCTCGCAATAATGGTTTTGACCACTTCATCTGGGGTCATACCAGGCACTCTAATATCTGCTGCACATCCTAGTCTGTGTTGGCTAGTGTCTTTACTGCCCACCGCATCATTCACGGCCTTGCTGCGGAAAGCACTGTTGATCATTACGGGTTTCCCGCCCAGAGTGCTTTTAACCAGTTCCAGAAACTCTGCCAGGCGCATAAGATTTGCTTTTTCATATTCGCTAGGATCATTGTTCAACTCCCTGTGATCGGTGTAAGTCAACTCTTCCAGTGTAAAGTGTTCAGTTAGGATAGTCATTTTGCGGGTGTACTCTGATGAAGTAGTGCATCTTTGTTCTGGCTAGATGCAGATGAGCCAAAATAGAAACTAATCACTCCAGTCCAGGCAGTACCTAAACTACCCAGCAACAACATGAGTGCATCACTGCTGGTGACTTTACCCGACATCATGCCCACCAAGATGCCAAAAAAGCCCACAGTGATGATAATTGCCAAGAGTGGGGGTATCCATGACCGTGTGGTTGTTTGCATCTCACGGGCTGATTTACGGTCTTGTACCGCCAGTTCTTCAAAGTTCAAGCCCATCTCTTGAGCTTTTAACTTGAGCTGTACCTCTGCAGCCTGAATACTTGCAATCTGATCAGCCGTCAGTTTGCCAGAATTGATGGTGTCCTGTACTTGATTAGGGTCAACACCTATAGCCTTAGAGACTGCCTCTACTGCCAGGCCAGCAAGTGGACCACCTAAACATGATGCTATGGTGGGTGCAATACTTTCAATCCAACTCATCTGTGAACTCCATTCTTACTGTTTTCGTAGTCAACATGAATAGCATACATGAGGGCAGAGAAGACGGTCAAGAGACTAAAGCAGCCAGCCAATAACGCTGCACGAACTTGCCACTTGTCGATAAACTGCCGTCTCTTTCTGGCAGCCTCTTCAAGGGCTTTTTTTGTTCACGCTCTACTTTCTCTCTCTCTTTGCGGACAATCTCCCGCATCTCTACAAACTTACTCCAGAGACCAGGCATACCTATTTGATAGATGATCATCTCTCTAAGATCGGTCTCCATCTGCTCCAGCTGTTGCTGGCGTAGGATGCGGTTCATGGCCTCCTCGTTGATAGACATACCTTTGCTTAGAGGCTTCTTCTTTGCCTCCTTCTCGGCCTCTTTAAACGATTCCTGGTGGGTAAAGAACGCACCTAAGTTCTTACCAATGTCACCCACAATGTCGGACACGTCTTTACCATCCTTTTTAAAGTCCTGGTAAAGATCAATACACTCTCGAATACCCGCATGAGCAGCCTTGCACGCTGCGAATATTGTGATTGGGTCCAATCAGAACCCCTCTCCAGGTGTGATGTAGCAAGTGGCATTGGCAGCATCTCCTATAATTTTTGCGTACACATTAGCACCAGGTCCTACTTGTATGTTTGTGAATACCTTGTACGCATAAGGTGGTAATGTTATGACTGGACACGGACCAGCGTCTGGTAACGCAATGTTAAAATTACTGGTGGCGTTAATCTGTACATACACCGCAGAGTTTGTATCAGCATTGGCTAGATAATATTGTTGGCAAGGACTGTTAGATTGAATAGTAAACACATTGGATTGCGTGTTTGCAGCACCATTAACAATCATCCTAACAGTATTGCCCATCTGTTGGAATGGAATGTTATTAGCCATTTCAGTAAACCTTTCCACCACCACCAGAGGTAGGTGACTTCTTGGTGTTGTAACTAGGCGTGCCAGAGAAGTCAATGACTGACCTAAACCCGCCCATAGGCAATGTGCCAGGCTGCCATCTCTCCATGCCAACAGACCCGTCACGGGGCAACTGTGGACGCACAGACTTGGCAATCTGTTGGTTTACCTCATGGGGTCTCTGGTGCTTAGAGTTAGCCATGTTGCTGTTTTCATAATCAGCCTTGGGACTCATAGGGTTCTTGTTGCGGTTGCTGCTTGGCATGACTAACCTCCTTGTTCTTTACAACTAAATAACTGAATAACACAAATATAGCAAGTGTTGCTACCCTTGTCCAATCACCCGCCCACAACGTGTAGGACGTTAACCCACACGACATCAGCAGTGCCAGAATCGTGATTAGACGATCTGAGATAACCTTTAACGCCAACGTGATCAATGAGACTTTATCCATAGAACCCCCTTTAAAAAGCCCTATTATGCCTCGTTTTCCTCGTCTTCTAATCCCATAAACCCACTACCCCACTCGTCATCTTGCATCTTCATCTTGATAGCCTCCAACTTCAGGGCACGGTCTATCACCTTTGTTTTGTCAGTAATCGTGGCAGTAGGGTCTACCATGACCGCTTTTAGCATTTCAGAGATGGCTGTCTCTAGTGCTGGGTTGATACCCTTTTCTTTCTTCTTGCTCATTATTTACCACCTAAAATTCTGACTGCTTCCCACGCACCGTATCCCAGGCTGGAATACTTGGCTGCTAAAACAGCCATGCGTTGTGCCCGTTGTTTGCCTTCAAACTTTGCCTCAACATCTGCAATTTGACGCTCAAGATCAGCAATTTGAGCTGGTGACGCAAGGTCCTCTTTCTTGAGTTTCTGTGCAAACTGCCTGGCTAGACTACCAACTTTACTGGGATCAGCGTATTCCATTGCAAAGGCTTGTGACTCTAGTTCTCTAACCTTGTTGATAGCATCACGCAAATTACCTTTGCCAGCAGTCTTGAGACGTTTTCTCATCTCTTCAGCAGACTTACCCTTGGTCTCTGCCTCTAACAACTGCTTAACGTAATCCTCGGCACGTTGACGCAATCCTGGTACAGCATTCATCCAGTCTTTATTGTTCTTATCTGTCACCCAGTTCTCAGCCTCTTTTGCTGTTTTCTTGGCAGACAACTCGTTGATAACGTGTTGATTGGCATATTGGGCCACCTTGTTGGAGTCCCCGTCCAGTAGGTTGGTCAAGTCTTCAATGCCTTGTTTGCTTTGAAAAAACTTTTTAGGTGCGTTTACTGGATCTGCAGCCAACTGATTTACGTCATATTTTTGTCTAGCAAGCACTGCTTTTGCACGTCTGCTCTCTTCTGGATACAGGCGTTCTGACATGGCCTTGTATGTCTGATCTGCTTTACGCAAACCATCATCCCAATTAGCAATAGATTCTTCTAGTGACTTAGCCATAGCCTTGGCACGGCCTTTTGTGATGGCCTCAAAGCCTTGAGGTGGAAAACCTCTCTCAGCCTCTCTGAGTTTACGCAACTGCTCCACGACAACTTTAATGTCAGCTGGTGCATATATCGGATCACCAG